GAAGACCAAACATCAACTCATCAGCTATAGCAGCCTGATTAGCCCCCGCTTTAGCTACAGCAGCTTGCATTGCCTTTGCATTAGATCTGCCAGATCCGCTTGCTTGTGCTGCACCCTCTGCTTCTAATTCTTCTACAAAAGAACGTTGAGTTTCATTCTGAGATTTACTTATCATGCTCCGTTCTTGTAGACCAATCTGCCTTCGCTTAGTTGCTATTCCTGCTGTTGCAATATTATATTCCATCAGTGATTGGTTTTCACTGAATAGCAATCCAACAAGTTGCTCAGCATGTGCTCTTTCTTGTTGCATCTTTGCAAATGCTGCAGCTTGATCATTAAAACCTAGTTGCTTGTTTGCAGTAGCTACTGATTGATCGTATGCACGGTTATCTTGTTTAAAGTTATACGATCGTATGGCCATGTTGTGGTCATAGTTTCGCTTATTGCTTTCATCTTGATAATCTAAGTTCTTCTCACTATTTCTTTGCTGAATTTTTTGAGTTTCTACTTGATAATCGTAGCTCCGTTGTGTCTCTTTCCAGTTGTACTTATGTAATTTCTTGTTATATTTATTCTGCCTTCTTGCTTGCCTTTTTGCTTGGTCTTTTTCACCGCCTCCGCCACCACCAATGACGTTACCTAAAAGTCCTCCTACTGCTCCTCCTACTGCCATTCCTGCAGGTCCAAATATGCCAGCTGCTGTTCCTAATCCTCCAGCAACTCCTCCTATGTTTCCTAGTAATGACATATCTAAGCCCTCCTATAGAAACGTGGTGTGTAATTTCCTTCCCACATCATTGCGTTTACAGCAACTGGAAAGGGTGTGTTGTTAAACATCCTCAATTTGAAATTCTCTGTACGTTGATGAATAGGTACTGTAAATACAGTTTCGTTGTCTAGTGGTACATCATTAGCTAGATACGTATTAGCTTCGATAACAGGAGACGTGGCAAACCACTCTTCAATAGCAAACACAATTTCTGCATTAGCTGCAGGAGCATTGCTAAAGACAATGGTCGTATCATTTGTAAAACTAAAAGCTGTTGTTGCAATACCATTGACTGATACTTTTACATCGCTTCTATCTTCAAAATTTAGATCACGTTTGTTATACGTATATGTTGTAGTAGATCCATCACCTGTAAAACTTACTCGGTATGGTTCCCTACCCTTTTGATTTACCTTAAAGTTCATTGCACCTGACAATCCAACCGAGAACTTCATTCTTGCAATCGTTAGGTTTGCTGTGAAGTCTGCAATTGGCTTCTCTGGTCTTAGGTATGTAGTAGGCAAATGAACGTCAAAGTTATACTTAAATCCAACTACAACATCACTAGCAATGCTTGTCAGATCTTTTCCATTTACAATAAAGTATGGTCCTGTGGAATCACTGCTCCTTTCAGGTGTAATTGTAAATCCAGATTCAACGAAGCTACCAGTACTTGTATTACCTTTGATGATTAATACTGGTGTTAGATCACTGGCATCATTGTATGGAAGGTAGCACTTTGATAGATTATTTGTGCTGTCATACACAACGCTTGAAGCAGTAGCATATAGATCAATTGATGGATTAACCTTCTGCCCTTTGTTGTTGACAATAATTGCTTGATCTGGACTTTGGCTTAATGCTGCTTTTGTTAAAACAACTTGATTACCTTGCTTAGTAACAGCATACATATCATCATCTTGAATGACTGTAAATTGCACATTCCCTGGCATTGTCCAGCTTGTCCATGCTTGCATCAATGCTTCTTTACCGTCAGTGTAATAACGAAAAACATATACTGTCTTGCTACTTTGACTAGCAAGAACAATCATTGAATTCTGTGGACTTGATACTAGTTGGTCAATATCTGGAGCAATCCATTCTTTAACTACTCGTGATAGATCTAGTACCTGTGGGTTCTCTTGCTGACCACGTGTCACCATGCTGAAGCACCTTGTGTACCCTGGTGTCTTGCTTAGGAAATTTAGTTGTGTTCCCACATCTACTGGATCAATCGTGCTATCCATTTCATAATTAGATAGCGTTCTAATAGTAGATGTCTTAGGTGTCAATACTCCTGTATCTGCGTAAAGGATGAATTGATTTTGTTCTGAAAATAAAATTACACCTTGCGCTGTAGGTAATACTGAATGTAGCTTGGTAGGTTTAATTGCTGAACAATTAATATCAATCGGATCAGAGTCAAGTATTGTCTGAGCTGTTTTAAAATAGTAATTAAAAAACTCTCCAGACTCACTCATAATCACACTATCACCAGATAAAAAACCTAGCCTGTTGTTATGAAAGAAACCACCTGAAATCTTTTCTCCGATAAAGCTTGGATTGCTATTTGTCTCAGCATCACCAGTCAACCTGTCTGTGAATGTAATCTTCTTAAATGTAAATGTATTTACACCAGTGTTGATTAATTCGTGTGGCATCGTTTCATTATTGATACCAGGGGAGACATTAGGTGCTCTTGTTTCTTCCCAATAACCTCTACCACTTACAGCATTATCGGCAATAAATTCAGCATAGTAATCATCTAATGCTGAAATGTTGTTGACAATCTTGACCGTATGTCCGTGGTAGCTTTGAAGCGGTAAGAATGAGACTCCTAGTACTTCATCTTGAAAAGCACTGAGACTTGTATTCTCTCTTCCGCCTTTTGCTGTCAGTGTAAATGCTACTGGTGTAGTACCATTTTTTCTTTGGATTCTTAGACTGCTTCTACCGTTAACACTTACTGTCCAGGTATGTGTAAAGTTTGCATTATTTGCACTCTTCTGAGCAGTAATTGTCGCCTCAATAGCAGTCTTCAATTGGGTTTGGAATGTATCAAATGTAGTATCAGTAGCACTTGAAGTAATTGTTGTAGCAATCCCCTGGATTGTTACTGTATATTGTTCCTCAGGTGCAACTTGTGAAACTACAACTGTTCCTTGCACTTTTGGTGTAAAGCTAGGTGCAGCCCTTTCTGTTACTGTTGTCGAGTTGTTAATTACTAATGTTGTATCTTGCACTGTCAATAACTTATAGTTATCTTTTGTGCCGTTTAAATAACTAGTGGGATTATAGCTACCATCTTGTTGATAAGTAATTGTACATACAGTACCATTTACTGCATTCCAAATATAGAAGGCAGTCCCTTTAATGCAGCCTATGTATTCTTCTGCATTGTGTCTGTTGATATAAAACCATTTGGCATCATCATATGTTGTACCTGTTCCTAGGTTTGCAATATGTTTGAAGCCTGGTCTTTTTGTTAGCCCGTAGGTGGCATCAGGAAAGCCGTTGTAGCACTCACGGACCTGACCGGGGAGCATTTTGTCATCTGATTGTTTTGATACTCCACCTAGATAGTTAGAGATCCGTTGAGTTACTGCTGCCATTTATCGATAAAGTGCGTTGTATGGTTTGTAGCTGTTGTAGGTATTTGTATTACCTGGATGACCGAAATATGTATAGTCTCCTTGATTGCACTCATATTCCATCGCCATTGCACGTGCAAATCCTTCCTTCTGTTGAAGTACTTGGTATTGATTGCTATCGCCTACAATGCGACTACTTACAATTGTAGCTGCTCTATTTACAATAAAGTCTGCAACTGGTGTTGGGATGTCTACCCAATCATATAGCCATGTTATGTCACATTCAATTTCGTTTGTGAATGTATAACTATGATTTGCTTTGTCATATAGTTTGCCGCTTCGCCTTACAACATCTAGTCCTACATTAGATCCATTGTTTGTTGGATCAATTTGTAAAACGTTATTAGGAATAAGGATCTCATTGTTTGTGTCAGGAGTCATTGGATAGTGACCCTCTTTATTGAACGTCCATCCCTCAGCCTGTACTTCCCGAGAGACTTCTAACAAAGTCTGGTAAGCAATCGCAACGTCCGGGTTGGTTTGATCAAGGGTAGTCACAGGCGCTTGACCACATGACTGCAGGATTGTATTAACAGCAGGTAGCTCTTGCTGAGCATTAGTGGTAGGAAAAGCCATATAAGTAAAAAAAAGGGACCCCGAAGGATCCCCATAAAGTGTATAAAAATCAGAATGTAGAAGGAGCAGAAGCACCGACATACAGCTCAACGGCTGCAGCAGGGTTCAGGTAATCAGCACCCATAGCCAAGCGGCCAAGGATAACGTCGCCCTGATAGATCACGGAGACATCACCACTGGTGACTTGTACTTGAGGACCGATTGCTTCTACGCAACCAGCAGCTTCACGCTGGAAAATAAGACCAGCAGACACTGCACCGAATTCGGAAGCAGTACCGTAGTCATTGTTGATGCCAGACTGAGCAGTCGATGCATCTTCAATGCTAGGACCAATGAAATCTCCGGTGTTACCAGGAGATGTCTGACCTGTAGTACCGCCAAACTTGGTGCCGTACTTGCCAAGGAACGGAATGTTCATTGACTTGTAGATTTTGATTCCAGCAATCTCGATGATGCCGTTACCGCCTTGCAAAGCAGGACCGGTTTCATCGCGATTTACCAAACCGTTTGAACCGCAAGCTTGGATCAATTCGTAGTACTGACGTGGGTTTAGTACACCAACACGACCATCACCAGAAATACCCTTTTCATCCATCGCAGCTGCAGCGTCATAGAAAGCTGCCACTAGAGCGGTAGAAGAGAATGCATCGGATTCGTTAGTAGTAGAACCAACGCGAATCTGTGTACCACCTGGCTCCACGAAGTTAGTTGCACTAACAGGTGAGGCAGCACGTGCACCACGTGCGATAGCACGGAAGATCAAACGGTCATACTTTTCTGCGAGAGCATAGCCAATCTTGCGGCTGATCTCCGAGCGCAGATCGTAGTGAGAAAGAGTTTCATCGAGATCGTATACAAACGCCGAAGAAATGAGTAGATCGTCAACCGTGATGGTCTTCTCGGCCACTGGGGGCGCACCATCGGAGTTGCCGAGGATTGCGTTACCAGGGGTGTGATACTCAGCCGTGGTCCGACCGGTATAGATGAACTGCAAAGACTTGCCGTTCTTAAGTGTACGCTTCATCACCAAATCGCGAGCGATCGCGTTATGTTGGAAGCCTTTGAACATCTCTCCACTGAACAAATTCAGATAGAGAGCGCGGCGTTGATCAGTTGTAGGTGTCTGACCACCTGCCAAATTATTTGCGCCGACAATAACCTGATTGGTTGTCAGCGTTGAATTTTGTTGTGCCATTGTTTTAGAGAGTAAATGTATATTCGACTCTCAAAGATCTTTGAGTTATTTAATTGTATATGTGTGGTCTATCCCACCGTCTAGACGGCTAAAGGTATCCTCCGTAGAGGGCTAAAGCCAATAGTGAAGCCGGGACTCGAACCCGGCAGTAAGCCTATTTCTTATTCACAGTTTTGTTGTACTTGTTGCCGCGATAAGTGAGAGTAACAGTCATTGTTAATTCCAATTACCTAGCCCCCGTTCCATGACTAGGCGGCATGCGTCCTAAAGGATGAACGTAAGTACGTTACTTATGCGCCAAAATGTAATCCGTATTTGTTGTACATTTTGTTTAAACGAACTGCTTCTCTCTTCTTATCCTTGGGATCTTTAATGCTTTTAAAGTGGTCGTACAACATCTTTTTATTATCTGATGTCATATGACCAGCTAGCATCATATTTTTATTTTTTGATTTTTTCTTACCCTTAATTTTAAGGTTTGCCGCCATAGTTTATTATCCAATAGGAGGTGCAGTCAGTGCTACCTGTGTGGTAGAAGCTGCTGCTAGATCAAGTGGGAAGTTATGTGCATTACGTTCATGCATCACTTCCATTCCAAGTCCCGCACGGTTAAGAATGTCAGCCCAAGTAGGGACAACGTGGTTCCCAGTATCGACAATGGATTGATTAAAGTTGAATCCGTTAAGATTGAAAGCCATAGTGCTAACACCCAAGCTTGTAAACCAAATGCCAAGCACAGGCCATGCAGCCAAGAAAAAGTGGAGACTACGCGAGTTATTAAATGAAGCATATTGAAAGATCAATCGTCCAAAGTATCCGTGAGCAGCGACAATGTTGTATGTCTCTTCTTCCTGTCCAAATTTATACCCATAGTTCTGAGATACCGTTTCGGTCGTCTCCCTAACCAGGGAACTGGTGACAAGAGAACCATGCATAGCACTGAACAAAGACCCACCAAATACGCCGGCAACACCAAGCATATGGAAAGGATGCATAAGAATATTGTGTTCAGCTTGGAAGACAAACATGTAGTTGAAGGTGCCGGAAATGCCAAGAGGCATCGCATCTGAGAAAGAACCTTGTCCAAAGGGATATACCAAGAAGACAGCACTCGCCGCAGCGACAGGTGCTGAGTAAGCAACGAAGATCCATGGACGCATACCTAGCCTGTAGCTAAGTTCCCATTCGCGTCCCATGTAAGAGTAGATACCGATAAGGAAGTGAAAGACAACGAGTTGGAATGGTCCACCGTTGTAGAGCCATTCATCAAGACTTGCTGCTTCCCAGATGGGATAGAAGTGCAGTCCGATTGCATTTGAAGACGGGACAACTGCTCCCGATATAATGTTATTTCCATAGAGGAGCGATCCAGCAACTGGTTCACGAATGCCATCGATATCAACAGGGGGTGCGCCTACGAAGGCGATAATGAAACAAGTAGTAGCAGCTAGTAAAGTTGGAATCATAAGGATCCCAAACCAGCCGACATATAAACGGTTGTTAGTGGACGTTACCCAGTTGCAGAATGCCTGCCAGTTATTTAGTTTTTGTGGTCTTGAAAGTACAGCGGTCATTTAAGTAATAGTTCATGGTTTGGTATGTTGAGTTAAGTAAGACCAGTTTTAAGCCTTGGCTGGCTAGAGCTAGGGGAGGAATTGCACCTCCCGTTAAATCTATTTAGCTATTTTTTCTTAGCAGTTTTAGCTGAACGTTTGAAGTTAGCTTTAGTAGGAGCACCTGCAGATCCAGGCTTCCTCATTTTTTCTCCACTACCAGCAGCAATACGTTTGCGTTTAGCGTGGATGTTTGCATAGAGACCTTGCTTTGCCATTTAGCATTTCCATTTACGTAATGCCAATGCCTTACGGGTTGGCTTTCCATTTTTTTTCATTGGTCCTTTAACACCAGACATTCGGGCACAGAAAGACTTCTTACGTTTTCCTCCACCCGGTTGTGGTGCTTTTAAATTAGAACCTGTTTCTCTATTGTATTTTTCACGACCAGCTTTTGTCAGTCCACCAGAACGGGACTTGTGCTTGCCGATCTTTAGACTGACATTCTTAGCCATTACTTACACATTTTCTTTTTAGGTGGACGACCTTTCTTTGTACCGTACGTTCCTTTACCTTGTGGCATTACCAGACTCCAGGGATAAGTTGACCAGTCAGTGCATAAGCACCTAGTGCTGCGATCACACCCAGCATTGCGAGGCGACCGTTCAGCTTCTCAGCGTTTTCGTTATGGTTCACAGCGTTTTCTTGGATATACATTTGTGGTTCTTTAGGCCAGACTTGAGTGTCGTTCATCAGAACGTCCACTTAACACCGGCTTTAGTGCCATAAGAAGTATCGTTATCACCAGTCAAGAATGACAGCTCACCATACAGACTTACATCTTCTGAAAGTGCAGTAGAGGCACCAACTTTGCCAGACCATTCCAGTTCAGCATCCCCACCATCGGGAACGACTGCTGCAGGTCCACCTTGGATGTACCAGCTTTCACCTTCATAACCAACATGGTTATCAATAACAGTGCCGCCGTACTCACTACCAACGAAGCCGCTGTTTGCTTCAACGTTCACGTAAGGACCTGCAAGTACAGGATTTGCAACCAACAAAGTGGCGGGGAGGAGTGCAATAATTTTTTTCATTGTAATTGTTTAAGTTAATAATTTAGAATAAGTTTGTGTTTGAGCGTTCAAGCTTGGCCATTACTTCTTGGCGGTAAGCAGGATCACGGTCGTACCTTGGGTCTTGCATTGCGCTAACAACCTCGGCTTGACTTTTATATCCCTTTGCTGTTTCGGTTGGAGCCTTACCTTGTACAAGCTTGCCCTCTACTCCAACCGAGTCACCGTAACGACTAGCTAGTACCTGCATTGCAAAGTAAGCTGCGTTACGATCACCAGATTCCATGACGGAATCATACATATCGATTACAGAATCTTCGAGATTATCGTTAGCCCACGAAAGCATTTGTTCATAGACTTGTTCACCACCAACAGAATTCTTGAGAATCTCAGCATCCTGTTCAGTGATAATATCTACTTCATCTTCTGAGTTCCTATAATCCAGATACATATTTGCCAAGTCTGTAGGATCTGCCTCAGCAATCTCTCTTAAAAGATCTTCAGATACTTCATCTTGTGCTTCATCCCACAGCCTGTCGAACAAGCTTGTAGTTGAGTCCTCGTCTTCACTTTCAGACTCTGTTGTGTCGGCTTCTTCGCTACTGTCTGAGCCGCCTAGTTTTTTTTGTAGTTCAATATAAGCTGCTTCAAGATCTTCTGCATTCTTATATTTACCAGCAAGCATTGTGTTCTGCTCAGCTGCCATCTCTTCGCCAATAGCTAGCGACTCTTGCTCATCTGCATTAAGTTCTCCTTGAGGATTCTCATCAGAGAGCATTGACATTACTTCTGCCATGTTGTGTTAAATAGGTGGTTGTGGTTGTTGTTCAACTAATTCTGGATTCTTAGATGGATCCATCATTGGTGTCTTCATTGCATCAACTTCAAGTTGTTGCTGTTGCATAGCCATGTCTTGTTGCTGTGCCATAGCTTGTTCTTGCTGTACTTCTTGCATTGAACGTACAAGATTAAGTACATCAATACCCTGTGCAGCAGCAAGGCGTTTAATTACTTCTTCAGTGTTGATGAATTCAGAAATTGATTCTGGACCAAGTGTTTGTGCAAGGATTGTCAGGAACTGACCAAGACTTTCACGGTCTTGTCCACGTCCTAATGCATTGATGCCTGCAACAATTGTAGGTTTGACAATATCTTTAGGGATCTTAGGGATCTCTCCCTTCCGCTGAGCATCACTTAGTTTCTTATTGAGATATGGAACTAAGAAGTCAACTGTTAGTAGACTAAATAATCCACCGAGCTGTTGCTCTAGTTCCATCTGTGTCATCCGTACTTCTTCAGCAGTAGTACGTTCGCTTTGCCTGATGTTCATCACCAGGAATGCATCATTGATACGCTGAGATAACGTACCAACCATTTGGTAAGCAGTACTGAAGTCTGCTGTTTTACCTACTTGAACGACACCAATATCATCAGGTCGTCCCTGAATGATTGCTCCATTGCCTGCAGCTGCCAGCGTGGACGGCTTCGTTGTACTTGAAGGACTAACAGTAAAGACAACCTTAGCTGCTGCTGCAGAGCCTTCTACTAATGCTTGAGACAATCCTTCCAGAGATTTAAGATCTCCAATGAACTGACCAGCTCGACCCCTACCGTAGGATTCTCCATCCACAGTATTGAACCGCAATGGAATCCAAGGATTTAAATCAAGCGGTGCTTTACCTTGTGATCCTTTGACAAGTTTGTCATTAACTTCTTGATGCCAAACAAATCTGTTGTTATCACGTTTGATGTGTGTGAATACATCCACATCATCACCATAACCGCCGTCATCGTTGACACTATTAGGTTCTAGTATTTCTTTTGGAACCTGTGTTTCAATTAGATCTTTTGAGATCCTTTCTTTCGTGACTATTTCAATCACTTGACCGTTGCCATCCCGATCCACTACGTAGCGATTCAGAGGATATACCTTTAGTCCATACTTACTCATAAAGACAAGAGCGTTGCCGCCTACGACCAAATGCAGAAGTGCTTGGTGTACGGCAACGCGATCATCAGATGCAGAGATAGATTCAAGAATAATTCTTTCTACCTTTGCAAATGATAAGTCAAGTGCTGACTTCATTTCTGGTCTGAAGTCATTACCTAATTGACTTTCGTCTAGT